CCATTTGGTGTTGATGCTATAATAGATGCACCACCTGTTGATAATGTTGGTGAAATTGAAGTCCAAAATTCTTGTTGAATTGCTGGTCGTACAAATGCTAACTCATCACAAAATAATAATGATATACTTAAACCACGACCTGAATTTTCTGATGTTGCACAACTATCTATTATAGAACCATTATCAAAGCCTATTGTGTGTTTATTCCATCCATCATCCTCTATACCTGGTTTTAACCAATCCGGTAAGTGTTGATATGAATATTGAATACGCTTGATCATATCCATAGCACCTTTATTTTTATTAGATACTATCAATATTGTTTTATCAAAGTGAAATATTGCAAACCATAATAAGTATGCTGATACTGTCATGCTTTTCCCACATTGTCGAGCGGCTTTTATTATGACATCCTTATTTTCTGTAAAACCTGTCACAATGTTTCGTTGGAAGTCATATAATGTGAATGAAATAGCTCCACGAGTGGGATGTTGAATTTTGATGTATGATTCTATAAAAAAAATCGGATCGACTGCACAACGTTTGAGATTATTAATTGTTTCATCTGTATATTCCATTTCCAGGTTTGCTTTCTTTATACCATGATTACGTACCGCCATCATTCAACTCCAGTTATATAACACATATTTATTATTAAATAATATAAGCAACCTTTTCATAATAAATGATGTTATGCATAAATATTATACAAATACTAATACTAATACCTTATAGGGAGTTGTATCATGCCATTAGTTTCACCTGGAACACAAGTCACACTAACAGATGAGAGTTTTTTTATCCCAGCTGGCGCTGGATCTGTTCCATTATTTTTCATTGCTACTGCTGATGAAAAATTTCAACCAGATGGTTTGACACCAGCTGCTGGAACATATGAGAACTCAAACCTCCGAACCATTACTACTATCGAGCAAGCACTTGAATTATATGGTGTCCCACGATTCTTAACAGATTTGAATGACAATGCATTACATGGAGATGCTCGTAATGAATATGGCTTACAGGCATTAATTAACTATCTTGGAATTGCTAATAAAGCATATGTTATTCGAGTTAATGTGAATCTCAATGATGATTTAGATGATTTGCGTGATATGTGGCAAACCAAAATGGGTATTGCTGGTTCAATATTGGAAAATTTAACTGTAGCTTTTATAGAAGAGTTCAACATTACTAATGGATATATTCCTGGTGATCCAAACTATAAGGAAACTGTTGCACAATCTGAATTGATTTCGTTAGCACAAGAAGCATCTACTGAAGTATTTTCTAAGTATTCTTTTAACACTCTTAGTTCTGAATTCTTTGTTGATTATCTATCCACACCAATTGATGTATTTGGTAATGGGTTTGACCAAGCCCCTACAGATCAATATTTTGGTTTCAATGGTTCAGCTATTGATTGGGTAGCTACCACATTAGGAACAGTTGTTAATACTGAGTGGACTCCAAATGAAGCATACACAATGTTTCTTAATGTTTCAGATGCATTCCAATTTACTGCTATCTTCAGAAATGGTACTACTCTTGGTGCAAATGATGCTGCAAAACGAAACGAAATTGTAACAGCTTTCCAAGCTGAAATCAACCTCAATCAAGATGCTCGATCAGAAAATCTGGAATATAATATTGTGGCATGTCCTGGTTATTATGAATCAATTGATGAATTGGTTCTATTAGTTCAATCTCTAAAAGAAGAAATTTTTATTGTTGGTGACACTCCCATGAATTTATCTCCAGAAGATACTGTGGATTGGGCTGATAATAACAGCATTCGAGTTAAGAGTGATAAAGTAGCATATTATTATCCTTCTGGCATCATGAGTAACTTAACTGGTATTGAGGTTCTAGTCCCTGCGTCTAGTATTGTTGTTCGAACTATTGCTTATAATGATCTAGTTGGTGAATTTTGGACATCTCCAGCAGGCATACGACGAGGTTTGATAAATGGTGTTAGTGCTATCGGTTATGTAACTGGTACTCTAGGAACAGCTACAACTTTTGTTGAATCTAATTTATCTGAAGGGCAACGTGATGATCTATACAAAGATTTCACAAATATTAATCCTATCACTAGATTGCCTGGTAGAGGATTGCTTGTTAATGGTCAAAAAGTATCAGCATCTGCAACAAGTTCTTTGGATCGAGTAAATGTTCAACGATTAATTATGTATATTAGACGGCAAATTCGTAAAAACACTCTTCCATTTCTATTTGAGCCTAATGATCAAAAAACTAGAGATAATCTAAAAGCCTCTATTGATTCCTTTTTAGGTGATATAGTTGTTAAACGGGGATTGTTTGATTTTGTTACTAAAAGTGATGAATCAAATAATAGTCCCAGTGCTGTTGATCGACATGAAATAACAATTGAAATATTGTTAAAACCAACCATTGATGTAGAATTTATTTATGTTCCTATTCGTGTTTTAAGTACAGGATCAAGTTTCTAGGCTTCCTGATAATTCACACCAATATTTTTGGTGTGAATTCTATCCATCTAAAATCGTATATTATCCCCCGATCTGATCATAATATTTTTTCATAATTCAAACCCGTTAATTATTACTACCTGAGTTTAACCATTTTAATGTACTATATCATAAATATACACATATGATATAGTACAAGGGAGTTTGAATATGAGTGTTTTAGCAGATATGGGTATAAGTGGTGTAGGGGTTGGAATTTACGAGCCGAAGAGAAAGAATAGATGGGCCATTTATTTTACCAACCTTGGTGATGGTACGGCTAGTGATGATTTGTCTCTACAAGCTATTTCAGTTAATCGACCATCTATTGATTTTGAAGAAAATCAAATTGATCGATATAATGGTCGTGGTTATAGTCCAGGAAAATATACCTGGGAGGTTTTAAATCTAGTTGTTGAAGATGATATCAACAGTTCAGCTACTTCCCTAATCAGAGCACAGTTTGATAAGCAACAAGCTCTTATTGGAGCTGCTAGTTCACTATTATTTCCAACAGCACAATCTGGTTCAGATATGAAATTTACAGCAACCATGACAATGTTCGATGGTAATAATGTTGAACTAGACTCATGGATTCATCAAGGGTGTTGGATTTCTGGGTTGGAATATAATGAGTTAGACTATGCTAATGGGGAACATGTGAAAATAAATATCACAATTCGATATGATCATGCTTCTCAGATATTTAATAGCACCACCATTGGTAACGCTATTTGATATTTATGTATATATTTTTTATTAACATATTATATACTTTACACTAACTTAACACATGAAATTATAAATACATCACAGTACATAATTTTACAGGAGTAATTTTAATGGCTTTATTAAGTGATTTTGCAATTCCCGGATTTGATGTTAGTGGGGTATATGAAGCAAAAAGATCCAATAGGTTTAATTTACAATTCACATCACTTGGAGTAGGCTCCAATTCTTTTGATGTTTCAATGCAAGTTATTAATGTCAGTCGACCCAATATTGAAATAGAACAAAATCAACTAGATCGACAAAATTCCAGAGCTTATGTTCCAGGAAAATATACTTTTCAACCATTGTCTGTAACGATAGAAGATGATTGTAATAGCGCAGCAGCTAGAGTCATTAGAGCACAAATCGACAAGCAACAATCATTAGGTGGTCTGGTCTCAGGAGACTTTTTAGCAGCTGCTGACTCCGGTGTTGCAATGAAATTTAATACAACCCTACAATCAGTCTCTGGTAGTGGTATTCCCATTGAAGAATGGAAATATGAGGGATGTTGGTTAAAAACTGTTGACTGGTCTGAATTGGATTATGCTGATGGTGGTAATCTTGTTGTTGTGTTAACAATTCGATTTGATCATGTTCGTCAATTAATAACATCAGCGGGTCTTCAAAACGCTATTCTTGGTACAGATACCTAATAGTGGCGATTGATCCTAGGCAAGGTCTTTTACAGGGAGATCCATCATGTGACGCTTCTCTAATTGCTGCAAATGCAAAGAAGCGTAATGATGTGTTCAAAGCTATTGATAACATTTCTAGGGTTGAGATTGATAGTAGAGTGTTCAAAGGGTTGCGAACATTGGTGGGGGTTACTAAATCTCTAGGGGTTCAAGATGTTTTTGATTCTATTAATATCAATAGCAGAGTTCTTACATCATTATCATCCTTCAGTCCAGCTGTTGCTAACAATGCCATTGGTGCTGCAGATAATATTCTCACTAGAGGAATCCCATCTAAGACAAGAGATTTTCCAGACTTCATAGCTAATTCAACTGGTGATGTTGCTTTTTTAGGAACAGCTAGTAAAGAAGTTCTGAAAATGTTTGCTAATCAGGACGCAGAAGTTGAGATAACCAGACCTTGTAAGGCCAAACCATATGCTAATGATCTGGTGTTGTATGCCCAAAAGAATAGTTTCTCATTTGTTATTGAATTTGTTCCCTCTCCAAGCTATGCTAATATCTTACCTACCAATTTTTCCGCCTTTGTGAAAAAATGTACTAGACCGAATATTAAATTTGAATGGGAAGAATTAAACTTCTACAACTTTAGAAGCAAAGTTCGTAAGAGATCATCTCATGAACCCATCTCTTTGGAATTTCTAGATGATAGTAGTAGTATTGTATTATCTACTCTGGTAAGATTTATTAAAATTATCAGCCCAATATATAAATCTGTTAATCACAAAGGATTGGAAAATGAGGGATTTAATTTCCGTACCAACTCTGCTGATTTTTCAGCATCCACTAGACACTTAGCTAAAGATAATGATAAATTGATATTCAGTGATATTTTTCTATATCACATTCATAGTTATGGTGCTCAAGTGGATATGTATCAATTTATTCATCCAAAAATATTAGATATTAATTTTAGTGATCTAGATATGTCTGTTAGTGAACTATCAAATGTTTCATTGGAATTTGATTATGATTCAGTTATTATCACACCAAATGTTTCAAGTTCCACAGAGTCCAGTGTTGTTGAACGTATTAGACGAGCTTCATCACTTAATAGAGATTATGATGTTGAATTAGGTCCCACTGGAACAACTGATGGTTCTGATATTGATGAAATAGAGCAAGATGAAGGTCCAGATGAATTTTTCAGTGATCCTGATGCAGAATTTGAAATAGAACAAGAAACACAAAATGATGAAGATTTCATTGATAATGCTTTCTTCGGATTTGATAATGATGGCTAATCGAAAATATCATCAAGGAATATACACAGTTAAAAATCCCCATAAATATTTAGGAGATCCAAAAAAAGTTAAATATCGATCTAGTTGGGAGTTGTACTTATTTGAATTCTGTGATAATAATACTAAAATACTATCTTGGGCTTCAGAAGAAATTATCATACCATACATCAGTCCACTAGATAAAAAACCACATAGATATTTTCCTGATGTGTTTGTAGAGTTTATTGATGTTAATAATGTAAAAAAACGTCAATTATTGGAAGTAAAACCATATAAAGAGACTCGACCATCAAAATCAAAAAATCCAGCTACTAGACACACAGAAACAGAAACATATGTTAAAAACAAAGCGAAGTGGATTGCTGCAAAGAAATGGTGTAAACAACATAATATTGAGTTTAAGATAATAACCGAAAAAACGTTATTCAAATGAATCTAATTCGTCCACAGATACAATATCCACAAAATTCACAGTTTCATCATCTAAAGAAAAATCAAGTGATACATCATTAAATTTAGAAACTAATGCGACTTTCGCACTAATTTTAGCCACAATATCATTCCTAACATCAGTAGGTGGAGATATGTATATTGGTACTCTAAAACTACAAGTGGTTATCAAAGATCGTTGACTTGAAGTGAGTGGATAGTTCTCTTCTAAACCAATACTCTCTAAATTGATGATTGTTATGCGTGATCTATCAAGCACATTATCAGAAATTTGAATTTGAACTTGATAGTCAAATAACATCATAATATATTCCAACATTTGCATTTGTTGATGTTGATTGCTTGTATATAATGATAGATCAAAAAATGCATTATATGGGACAGGCATTAATTGTCTAACTGTTTGGATATCTTCAGGAAATGCTCCTCCTATTGGTAAATAAGTATCTCTAGATTCAACACCTACACCTTTTCGTATATCATGAGCCAAACCAATGCTTGCTAACTTGACACTCATCATAGGCAATCTAATGGGTTTGTTTTGTGTGTTATCCGAGAAGATAGCAGCAACCACTCTATCTTTTGATCCATAATGTATTGGAACATCAATCAATACTTTTTCATTAGATCCTTTTTTATTTATCTCCACTTGCATTAAACTAAACACAGCCATGAATTGAAGAATATATCTTTCTATTTGTCCGTTATAATAATATTTTAGTTCTGTACTCACTTAGACACCGTACTATTTTTATCCAGCCATTGTTGTAATTTTTCAGAAGGCCAGTATAATATTAAATCCATATTATTAACCTTAATGCTTTCACATACTGGGTTTATCCTATCTTTATAATTCCAAGATATCTTTATAATGTCTGATGGTTTCAATGATAATAAACTTCTAGTGGATCTACTAACTCCATGAGATAATTTACAATAATTAACAACTTCATATAATGAAACTTTTTTAGGATCTCTATTAATAGAAATTAATAATGTTTCTTTAGATTTTAAATACTCTTCAAATGTTAATTTCATCATAATTCTCTTGATGGTATTCTATTGTCACTATTTATCTTATTAGATAAAGATGTTTTATATTTATTATGTTGTTTACGCCTATCAGTTTCCATATATATCCATCTATCTTTTACTTCAGACCATCTATATAAGCGAGCTGGAATATTAGTAGATATATCATCATATGTTACTCTATGATAATCTCCATTTATTGGATTAGGTGGGAAACTATCACCGCTTGTGTATGACAATCCATTTGGTGGTAATCCATCTTCTACAAACACTTGATTTGGATTAGCATTTAGTTTAGATAAGTTAATTCCAGTCTTATCATATTGTTCTCGAATATAATCTGCAGGTATCTCAGTTATATTGTTAAGATCAGCTCCCATGACTGGAACACCTTCTTTAGATTGTTTAGCTATGTTGTCTGATACATCTGAGATGTCTTGATATTTACTAGTATCAATTTCAATTGTCTCAGATGAATCAATATTACCCGCTAAATCACCAAATATATCTTGTGTTTCTTGTGAAGCGAGAGCTGGGACAGCTGTCACTTTTATTAAGGTGAACAACCATCCTTGTGTTACCCCTTCAGAATGCCAAGACACATCAGTAACCTCTAGGAATTTTAATACTGGTTCCATTGTGGGTGTAAAATAAGATTCTGATGGCACTTCTAAAATATCTCCAACTACTATTGGCCTTAACAATATACCAACACAATAATCAAAATGTATTTGAAAATTAAATTGTTGGTGTGACATATCTGTTCCCCATTCAGAAACATACGTATCTGATGATGAGGGACTATACATAGCTTTTATTTTAATAGCTTCATCAGAGTAATCCCGTTCTCGTTGTTCTAAGAAAACATATCCTTCTTGTAATGTGTTTAATTGTGTAGATTTAAAATGATGAAGTTCTAATGTTACCACACTCCAAAAATCAGATGGGCCTCCATTAAATAATATTGGTCGTATTCTCCAAAATCTTGCTTTAGCAGATTGTTTAAATTCTATTATAGATTGTAAATTGGTATCAGGTAAATCTATTATCGCTGATCCTTTCCATTGTATTCCATCATCAGACCGTTCAATTCTAGCTTTTGTGATTCGATTTTGTGAATTATTACCTTGTTTAATCTTTATCAATGTAATATGTTCAGTAATATGCGTTTCGTCTGAATATTTCAGTCTACCATTGCCTAATTTTATTTCTCCAAAATCATATCCTATGTATGCTGATGTCATCACAGCTGTACCACGTTGGAAAGATCTCCATTCTGTAGTATCATTAATATATGCATTATCTGGAGCAAATGAAGAATTAAATCCACTCGATAGAGGATCACCAAGCTTTGCAAGATCTATTAATCTTCCTTGCTCATACAATCCCATTAATTTATACACATTAACATCAGCACCACCAATGTTTAAGATTTCATTATTTATACCATTAATATAACAGCTGTCTGCACCTCTACCAATTTCCCAATCAACACAAATTGATGTGGTATTTTCTGGACAACGTCCTGTTTCATCATTACATCCCATTTGAAATCCTTATCCTATTAAAAAGGTTGAACTCATTCCCCATTCTTCTGGCTTCTCTGCAATATATCTATCTAATTGATCCATACAATCCGCTATATCTACCGCAGCTTGTTGTCTTAAATCTGCAGAGTTTAATATTGTACTACCATTTGGACCTGCTATTGAAGTATACTTACCTCGTATTTCTGCTAATGTTATTCTAGCTTGAGCTAATGAAAATTTTTCTATCCACGTTTTCAAGAACCGATCTTTAAATAAATTTTGTTCTGTTCGTTCTGTTACACAATCCAACAATATTCGTTCTCTACTATATACTCGTCTGGTTATAAACAAGTTTCTAGTATCTTCATCCCATTGAAATAATAGGTCATGAGCTGTCATATGTGATAATAATTTAATATATTGTTGCATTAAGTGATATGATACTAAATCAAATGTTGAAGAACTATACAACTGTTGTAAGATTATCTGATCATGGGGATTTTGTCCACCGACCCCTGTTATAAATGAAGATGACATCCGATAAATATCAGTCACATCTATAATGGAATTGAATCCAACATTCTTATCAGTCAATTGATAAATCTGTCGACCAGGCACCATATCCATGAAAAAATACTCACGTTTATAGGCAACAGATGATCTTTTTCTCAATGATTCAATTGCACCATTAACACATTGATCCCATTGATATTTAGTCAATTCAACTTCTATCACAGGATACCCTAATTGTGCTCTCATAGAATCTATGAGTTCTCTACGCTCATCTGGTGTACCATCATTTCCTACTCCAAATTGACTATATGCTGGAACAGATTCTAAACCATCTGTTCCAATAGAATATTTTGTTGATGCTACCCCTACAGGAATTAAGGAATTTAATAAGGATGTGATATTTTGATCAATAAAAACTTTAGATGTGCTACCTACTGTTGTGCTTGTTATTACTATATTATTATCTGAATTAAACTCAAATGTTGCTATTGGTGGATACACATTCCAACTAGATTGTTTCCATTGTAACAAAGCGGGGATGGAAGTATCATAATATATGAACCCTGTTTGTGGAGTAATATCTATGGTACTGAATAACACAGTGGTCCACACTAATCCTGACCACGTATATAATGTTGTTCCATCATACCAGTAATCTGATAAGAATGGTGCTGTTGGATCGGTGACATACGTTATATAAGGAAATGTGCTCCAAACACCTGTCCAAATATTCCATTCCAATGTGGAAGGGTTATACCAGTAATTTCCAATTGATATAATTGTTGGATTTGTTGGATGTATTATAACAGTTACAACATTCCATGAATCACCATCCCAAATTCTTAACTCATTAGATTGAAACCAAGCATCTAATACATTTAATACTAATGGCAAACTAGGATCAATCTCTGATAATATAAATGTTGTTAATACCCAATTAGATGTTAATATATCCCATACAAATACATCATCAAGAGTATTATTCCACCATACATCACCAGCAGATATATTAGATGGATCAACATTCCATATTATGCTAGGTGTTATATCCCAACTTGTGGTTGATGAATTATAAATGTTTAATACTTCTGTTAACGTATCAAACCAAGCATCATTATTGATAGGTGTCGTCGGTTCTATATTAGAGACTGTCACATTATATGGTTGCCATACAGCACCATCCCATTGAAATAATAAACTTGTTGATAAGCTGAACCAAAAATCATTTATGTTTAAAATTGATGGATCTGTTGATTGAATAACAACATCTGATATGTTCCATGATGAAGTTTCTTCACTCCAAACATAAAAATATTGATTAGCGTCATCATACCAATACAAAGGACAAGTTAATATTGGAGTAGCAGATGGATCAATGAGTTGATTATACGTTGTTAATGGTACCCAAACAGATCCATTCCAATTATACGCAGTCACACCATCAAACCAATAATCATCACATTCAAGTTGTGTTGGATCTTGATGATAGGATATAGGAGTAACAGCATTCCAATTAACACCACTTCGGATACTCATCACATTTGTTAGTGATTGCAACCAATGATCATTAGCCACTACTATAGTTGGATCAATTGGATGTGTTATTAATATTTTAGATTCGTAATTTTCACCATTCCATAAAAACAAATCCCCTGTAGGATCTAGATATAAGTAACCAATATTTGGATAGCCAGAACTTTGTGTGGAAGTTGTGAATAATGAAATTTTTTCCTGTATGAAGTCTACAAGTTCTTGATAAGTTTGAACTGCACTACCAGGTATTGATATGTCGTAACATTCTGAATCTATGTTGATCTTTAATGTATACGTTTCTAAGGCGTCTAGAGAGGTGTTATCAGTAGGAGTAACTCCTAATGTAATTATTTGATATGCGCTTGTATCGGCTGTCTCAGTGTTGCCATATTCCAAAGAATATGCATGAACACCTTCAATATGATATCTAGCTACATTATCTACAGCATACGCTGAAACAAAATATGGAACATTAGCTTGTAAATCTGTGATATCAACAAACATTGTGGTAATATCATCATAGAACGCTCCTACAACTAAAGCACCATTTATTACATCCCCTGAATGTAATGTTTTATTAGTTGTTGGATCACCTTGGTAATATGTTCCATGTATTGGAGAATTGCTTAGTGAAGATGGTTGATTGAGTACTGTAACCACAATTCCATTATATGCATTACGACCATCTTCACTACAGTCCGCTACTGAAGTAGGAATATTCCAGGATACTCTAGCAGTTGTTGGCCCAGTTTTCTGGAAAGATAATGTTATCTCCTGACCTTCATTGTGAATGCTATTCATCGCAGAATCACGATAAGATTCAAACATATACTAATTTCTCCAAGTGATAGTATATGTATTTATCTATGTATATATTATTGCTTGTTACTTTTGCTATTTTTTAATTTAAACAGATATTTTTGTATCCGGTTTTATATCCGTTTGTTCAGAATTCGAATCCGCTTTTACTTTAGCTGCATCATTCAACATATCATATAGGATCTCAGGAACTCTATTTTCAACTAGTGAAAACCATTGCTTCACATATTTACCAATTTCATCAGACTTCATAACATTTTGAATAGTAAACTCTTCAAAATTTTTACCTTCAGCATCTTGCATGTACATTTCTTTAGCAGTAATTAAAAAATCTTGTGCAATCACATATGAAAAGTCATCTATACTTTGTTGTTTTCGTTTTAATTTTTTCACCTTTTCAGAATCAATACTTTCAATAATTTTCAAATCATCTGATAAAAAATCTAATATTGTTTTCATTTATTTTTCTACCTAATCTTTAGTGGTTACTATATTTATACTTTGTCTCCAACCTCACCATCATAAACATTTGTTTGATCTAAAATATTTCGTAACAACTCATTCCTATCAATAATAATGTTAGTTACTTTAGATGGGTTATTAGCAGCTCTTGACATTTTGTCTTTATGTTGTTTGATGTTAGCTTTCTCTTTTAGTGCATTTAAAGCAGTTGTTAGAAGTTGTGAAGACACTTCTTGTGACTCATTATGTAGTTTACCAAACATGTTAACAGTCTTAGATACATGTGAATCATATGCAGTCAATGCTAAGTCAGCTATTTCTTGATATTGTTGTTCTATCTCTATATCTTTATCATCATACTGGTCATGGTGTGAAACATCTGTTTTACGGGCTATTATTTGGTTATGATGTTCTGTTGTCTGTTCTGAAACATTGAACATTTGTTCCAACGAATGATGAACTAACCCTGGTTTATTATCCATAATTGTTTATTCCTTTACACTTTGTGCTGTAATTATCCAAGATTTGACAAATGGACTTCTGATAATATCGTGCTCAGAAAACTGAATGACACTAAACTCGTTCATTTTTTCACACACTTTAGTCATTTTTCTAATACCTGATACATCATTGTGCTTCTTATTAAGATCATCTTGTTGTATATCACCAACTAATATGATCTTAGAATTTGTTCCTAATCTGGTAACAACAGTATTTAACTCATGCCATGTTAAATTCTGACACTCATCTACAATCACCATGGTATTATCCCAAGTCACCCCACGTAAAAAGGATGTTGATTCAAATGATACAATACCTCGTTGTTTCATATTTTCCCATGTAGCTGATTTACCAAATAATTCCATACAAATATCTCTATATGGTGCTTCAAACACTGCTGTTTTTTCAGCTAGTGTGCCTGGTAAATGACCTACTTCTCTAGTTGGTACCACGGATCTTATGACCTTTACATGATCTATTGGATATTTTTTATCTAGTGACTCAATAAATGCCAAATACATAGCACAAAATGTTTTACCAGTACCTGGATATCCCAATGCACAAATATTCTGATCATTAAAAAAAGCTTCAAACATATCATGTTGATTGGGAGTCATTGCCTTGATCCCTTTTATATCATATATTGTCCAATTTTTTTGAGTAGCACCACTATCAGTAGTGACACCATTCAAAGTGATAATATTATTTAAATATGTGATATCAGATTTATTGTTTTGCTTACGTGATCTTCTTCTAGACATATTGACCTCTTCTAAACATCATAAAATATTACATGTCAGTTTCTACAACAATAGTATTTATGATATTACAATTTACCCATTACACACATAGTATTTAACAGTCTATTTCTTATTTCCATATAGCTCATCCTGTAGCTTTAAAGCTGCAGGTGATGGGTTTTTTAATTGGTTAATGGCGTAATCAGCTTTTTTAATAGCAGCTAGTTGAGTGTTCTCTGTTGGGTTCTTAATATTTCGTATAGCTGATGGCATTTGATTGACTGATGCTAACTGAACTTCTTCAGATGGATTCTTATTCAATGCAATCATACCTCCATCACGTGATACAATATATTTCCACATATCATCTGTTTGATTCTTAACAAATTTCAACAATGATTTATCTTCTCTCACAGCATAATATATTACAGAGAAATGTGGATCATCTATTTGAGCAAAGTTATCAATATCCTGTTTAACAGCTTTTAATTGGTTCTCTGTTGTGTTTTTTGCCCACCACAACCCATATTTATCAGCAATTGGATCAAAAGCTTTTTTCAAATCAGGATATTTATTAACTAATTTTTCTATCGATACTAAATCATCAATATCATCATTCATTGTATGAAGTCCATTATCTTTGAAGTGAAATTGATACGGTTTACCACGTTTCGGCATTACCATATATAGCTTCCCAACATTGTTATACATTTTGAACTTATTTTTCTCTTTAGCTGATGTACACCACTTAGTTCCTTTTCCAAATTCACAACTTGCTTCTTCTGTGTGTGGTATGATGATGGTTAATGTTGAACTTTTATAGAATACCTCGGCATCACCACTGTCAATAATGTTTTGACGGCGTTCACGATCTTTTTGGTTATTTGATCGTGTATCCTGACCTTCCACAGATT